TATAACAATTAAAACTGCTACAATGAATTGATACGCTTTCATTTTATACTTATCTAAGCAGGCACAATATTTGATGCCTGCTTGCCTTTTGGGCCCTGAACCAAGTCAAATTTCACCACTTGATTTTCTTTTAATGTTTTAAATCCAGTAATATTGATTGCGGAAAAATGTGCAAACACATCCTCGCCCCCGTCATCTGGTGTAATGAATCCAAAACCTTTTGCATCATTAAACCATTTTACTTTACCTACTACCATATTACTACTTCCTTTTAAATTAAACATGAGTGCTAATTATAGCCTTTTACAACATTTTTGTCAACCTTGGGATTACCTTTTGCATGGGCATCTTGATGTGATTGCCTCATGCGATCACGCTCTGTTGGCAACTTTCCACAACCCAACCGATCCCATTCTTTTTCAGAACAGTAATACTGGTCAATAAGTTTTTTCTGCTGTTTCACGATTATACTATTTAGCGTGTTTGGTGGGCCAAGTAGGAATTGAACCTACACTCAATCGATTATGAGTCGACTGCTTTACCATTAAGCTATTGGCCCAGATATACAGTATAGCACTAGGGCCAATAGTTGTCAAGAAATTGTTCAAGATTTCCGTAAAGATTTACCATGACTGCTTCCCGGCTACCAAAAAATATAATTTGTTTAGGTATGCCTTTGACAGAATGAATGTAGTAAGGCATCTGCATTTTACGATCTAATTTTAGAATCAATTGTTTGTTAAACGTATATGGATCGTCGATGTTGTAGGCATAGTGCTCTAATTCCAGATCCTCAGCAAGTGTTTGATAACCAGTGCTGGTCAATCTCATGCCACCGTTGCGCCGTAAATTAAACCACCAACTGGGAAGGGCACTTTCCACACTGATCCGTTGTTGATCAGGCAATAGTGCAATTAGCTCTTCTGTGAGTTTTCTTTTATCACGCACATCAAGGATAAATCTGATTGCCTGCAGTCAACAAAACCACAGTGAACTTTTCAGTTTTGAATTGTGTGTTTAATTTTTTTGCCAAGTTCTTGGCATGTCCAGGATTACTAAATGAAACCTTTTTGTATTTTGGACCAGGATATTGAACCAGGAGATTTGACGTTTTGAGATTGATGGGTTTGGCATCGTAGAACACAGCCCACACACCCTCTGAAGCCAAAACTTGCTCACTCTTATAGGTGGACTTGTTTGTGTGCTCGATTAATACATTGGGTTTTGGACGACTCATATCATTAAACTCCTATATTTTATTTATCTAGAAATATAGGTAGTTTTAGAATGTGCCACCGTTCATGTTAATGGTGATTACTTCGTCGTCTTTTTGTAGGGTTCGAACTGTATGTTCACGTAAAGCCTGAAGTTCTAGTAGTAGTCTAGTAATATCAGCGTGTAAGTCCTGGGCATCTTTCAAACTCATAATAAAGTCCTTGGCTCCTCGAGCTTGCTGTCCCTGAACTCGCTCAATAAACTTATTTAGATGAATTGTCATGAGCTTCAGATTCTGAGTAGTATGGACCTTGATACGGATAGCGTTGCAACACAATTAACTTTGGTGCCAACACCGTACGCCAGTGACGACCTTTACGAACATTATACCAGCCAGCTGAAAACCAACTCTTACTTTTGTTTGTTTTGGTATACACCGGTAATTGCTGACTGACGTCCCACATGGGATTGTATACTCGGCCTGCTACTGGATATCCATGAACATGGTCCACGGTTGTCTTGGGTCGGGTAATGGTTACTGCTGGTTCAAATATAATATTAGCATTTCGAGCTGCTAACTTTATAGTCTTGTATTGTGCAATTTGATTGTTGATTTTTACTTGGTAACCGCCTGCACATGCTTCGATGTTTCCGACCTTTTGATTATTTTCTTGTAATATCCAAAATTGTTTGTCTATCACAGGTTTTGCTATTAATGCCATTTTTAATTAACTCCTTTTAAGTATTCAACACACCTTTGTATGTTTCGTTCATCCAACGACCAAATGAATCAGCACTCTCACTACATTTGTTCAATTCATACTTGCCACAAAACTGCATGAAACGCACACCAACTTGACCAATATCTTTGTGACTGATCTGCTCACGTATAGCAGCATCCACAGTGTCTTTGATTGCTTGGGGTTGTGCTGTTAGATCAATTAGTTCTCTGTTGCGTTCGTAGTCATCTAACACACGGTGTTCTACTCCGTCTGGATCACTCCAGCGTTGCAGCATCATGTTGTTCCAATTATATCCGCGAGTCTTACGATCTTCAAACGCCTCCTGGAGACCAACTTTATTTTTTGTTCCTTTAGTTCGAACACCTGGATAAGCTGAAAACACATTGTCACTGCTGTCTCCTCGCATGCACTTTTCAAAAAGTAGCCACTGTGGATCGGGAATTGTTTTTGGTTCTTTGGTTTTCTTATCAATGACGGCCTTTCCTTTGGCATCAAAGATTCCTTCTATGGTGATTAGTTCGTCTGTGATACCGTTGTATTGTTTGACATTGGGTGCTATTAATTGAACGAAATCAGTATCACTGCTGATAACAATATGTTCATCTTGGGGGTGTAATGCGATCCAGCGAGCAATGATATCGTCGCCTTCTGCTGTAGGACATCTTACAACTGAGCAATTGGTCCTTTCACTCAAGTATTTAGTCAAACTATCGTACGTTTCCCAAAACATTTTATCTTCATCTGCTTGTGCTTCTGTCAAGGCCGCACGGGCCACAGCACGGTTGTTTTTATAGGGCTTGTAGTAGTCCTTGCGCCAACTACGTCCTTCCAAGGCAAATACCACATGATCAGCTTCAAAACGTCTAGCGACCTTGTTGGCACTCATTAGGGTTACATGGAGGGCAAATCCAATTTTCTCCCACGTGTCAGCGGCACGAAAAGCACCGTGTCTAGCACGAAAGAACATATTAGCCGTATCTATAAGAACATATTTCATACTGCTAGTATAGCAGATGTCGTCTATTTTGTCAAATAAACTTGTTGGACATTAGGTAATTCAGCAGGTATTTAAACCACCAACTGTGTCCATTTCGCCCATAATGATATGAATCGGGCATGACCGTTTCAATGCCCGCAGCCTGTAATTGAGCATGATATGTGCTGGCAGGATCATAAGGTCCAATATAATTAAAGCCCCAATCTTTTTGATCCGTTACAGAACTAAAATCATTATTACCATTGAAGAACACATGCGGGATATTTTGAGCCACGAGTTCTTGGTGCAATGCCCAAATATCGTTGTGTGCTTGTTGAGTTTTGGCTTGCCAATCAAGGCCGATTATATAGTTACGATATCTTTCTTGTGCTTCTTGCGGAACATGATCAATTCCACTGCCGTTGACTTGATATGTAACGCCGTTGTATTCCCATTCTTCACGTTCCCAGGTGCTCCACTGAATAACAACTAAAATATTTTGTAGATTATTTTTCTGTTGTGCTAGCCAGGCGCGAGTAGTTCTTAGTATTCTAGCATTAGAACTGGCACTTTCGGCTCCACAATGAAATCCGGCACTGAGGGCAAGACTCAACAGTTTGCCCCAAGTGACTTGTAGGTTTTCTGGATGCGGTAGTCGTCCTAAGTAATATAACGCAGGATCGTCTTCGGCAAATGCATGAGAGTTTACTGCTTCGGCGCCAGCAGTGTGACTGTCACCGTTAACATACAAAATCATAATACATTTTCTTTGGTGTAGCGACTCAGTTCAATTCCCCACGCCGCTTGAGCATCAGCGCCGTAATGAAATGGATCTCCATCATTGGCAGAAATATAATTTGATTCAAACCATTTGGCCATGCATCCGTTAGAATCGTAAGGTTTGTAAAAGTTTCCATGCCAATCATGCTGATCGGTAATGGTATGAAAATTGTTATAAGTAGTCCAAAACAAGTGTGGTATTCCACGTTCACGTAATTTTAAATGCATGGCATAAATTCTGTCGTGCCATAGCTGTGTCATTTTACGATAGTATTCACCAGTTAACGTTTTTTTCCATTCATTAAATCTAGCCTTCATTGGCTCGGGCATACCAAAGTCTGGTCCGCCACATACACTAATATTATTATAGAGCCAAGGCCATTCTTCTCGTTCAAAACTGGTCCAGCCAACAAACAACATAGTACCAGGGTCCCAACGATCGTCGGCTAAGAAATAGTCTATATGATTCTCAATCCAATAATTACTAGCACCATTCTTGGCCCAACAACTGAATGACTCACTAAATTGCCGGCTAAACACCACAATCATGTTGTCAATGTCTACTGGCTGTTCAGATTCAGTGCAAGCCGGATATAAGTTACTGTCACCAATGGCCAGGATCATGACACTTCAGACCTTCCATCACCAATGTTGCGTGACTTAACTACACGATCACGTTCTGGATCCATGGCTTTGTATTGTTCGTATGTTTCTAACACAATGTTACGACACACCGCAGTAAACCAACGATCTACAATGTCGCTGTCGGTATCTTTGGGATTCATTTGATAGCCAGCCCGAACAAGATTGGCCACAAACTTATCATTCCAATCCAGTTCAAACGCACCATTTTGCATATTCTTAGGATCAACCTCCATGCTGAGAATATTCACATACGGCTCGCCTTTTTCTGTAGCCAATTCTTTGGCAGTTTTTTCTGCCTTCTTAGGCTTGGGTTCAGCTTTGACTTCTGGCTGTTTCTTTTTAAAGCGATCAAATAATCCCATACTGTCCTTTAAGTTCTAGTATTACCGTAATGCAACACAGCAATGCCAGGCATGTCAAATGGCAATTTACGCCATGGATCAACTATGACACTACCTGGTTGAATTTCACAGTATGGTTGTGTGTCAGGGGTGTTGCCGGTATATTCGTAAGTGATCTTACGATTGTGTGCCCATAAAAATACCGCAGGCCCGTCGATGGTGTCTAAACACTGAGTGCGGTCATCGGCCAATGGATCAACATAGACCACAGGCAATCCAGCTTCTCGAACGTAGAATCCTACCAAGGTGCTGTAACTGCCAATACAATATTCAACGTCGGGCTTGTAGGCCTTGCCGTGAATCACAATTGGTAAACTGAGTCTTTGTGCTTGATCAACCAGAAACAGGGCCAAGTTCTTGGCTTGGATTTCTCTGGCATGCATCACTGTGTCAAACAGGTCATAGCCAATGTTGTATTCTTCTGCCAACCAACGCAGGGCAATGTTATCACGTGGATGACAAGCACCAGCATCGCCCATACCTGCTGTCATGTATTTAGGGCCCATGATACGCATTGTGCTTCGTGCTAGAGCATTTGTAACCACGTCAACGTTGATGTGACCAATCTTCATAGCAAAGTCTTGAATCATGTTTACGAGCCCAACCTTGGCGCTGATAAATGTGTTGTAGAAAATCTTGATAGCTTCGCATTCATCCCATGTGCCAATTTCATAGCGTGGATTATTCTGCATGATTGTTTCATACAAGTCTCTCAGTTCGCCAGCTATTCCGGTTAGGTTGCCATCCTCGGTACCTAACATGATCATTTCTGGATTGACCATGTCCCACTTGACCGAACCCATGGCAATCAAATAAGGATTGTAAACAAACTGATGTTTTTTATCCAGCAAAGGAACAAACTTGTTGCGAGTTGTTCCGGGTAATACTGTAGAAATTAGCACTACTTTTTTGGGTGTAGTAGCATATTGGTTTACATTATTAATAGCATCAATAACTGCATCGTGACCAAAGTCTCGAGGAGTCATATGACTGCTCGGAACAGATCCATCGTAGCCTTCGGCATGCGGAGTAGGAACAGCAATAAAAATCCACTCGCTTTCGTTGACCACTTCGCTAATGTCGCATACTTTTACACTATTGCTAATCCGTGGATAAATGTCGTAACCGCGAACTTCGTGCTTTTCAGCAAATACTTCTGCACAGTCCAAGCCCAGCTTGCCAATGCCAATAAATCCTATTTTTTTCATGTAAGTCCTTAAAGATAAATGATACTACAGAATAATTTATCCGTATTTCAAGCGGTGATTAAGATTTCTTGAACACAGGAATAGGATTCATTTTATGCAAACTACGGCTACGAATAGCACGATATTTCTTTACAATATCTTGTATAGCTGGATCATGTATGGTCATGCCTGCTTCGTCTACTTGCATGGCCATTTCTAGATCAGCGTAGCTGAGTCCGCCTAATTGATCTTGATCTGTGCGTCCGTCATCCCATAAGCCGTCTGTGGGAGCCGCATCAATGATATCTTGTAGGACCCCTAGTTCACGACCCATTTGCCACACTTCTGTTTTGTAACAGTCAGCAATAGGGCTGATGTCTACTCCACCATCACCGTACTTGGTGTAAAATCCCACACCAAAATCTTCCACTTTATTGCCTGTGCCTACCACAAGGCCGCCAACGCTTTGAGCAATTTGGTATAGTGTAACCATGCGTAGTCGACTACGGCTGTTGGCGAAGCCTAGTAAGTTGTTGTAAGTGCTCAAACGGTTTTCAAACTCATCAAAGGTCGACGTTAAATCAATGATATCATGACGCACATTGTCAAACTTGTTGCATAACCAAGCACCTTGACGCATACTTAGATCATGTAGGTCTGGACGTTGACGAATTGGCATGGTTACTGCCACGGTGTTTAATCCTGTGCGGGCGCATAGTGCGCTGACCACCGCACTGTCAATACCACCACTAATACCTACTACTAAACTTTTCATGCCGGCTTGAGTGGCATAGTTTTTAATCCAGGTAGTGATACGATCTTGTAAGGTTGCAGTCGCTGATAATCGATCTTCAGTTGTAAACGTTGTCATTTTTTCAAATTCCATACTAAATGTTCCTTTGATTCGTGATACCTAAATTCAAACACAGCTTCGCCAGGTCCATAATACATTGCTACACCTTCGTAAACTGGACGTAACCATAACCAACGTCCTGTTATAGCACTACGCTTAGGCCACCAAATAAACTTTAGCCGCCATACTGCTTTGTGATAAAAATGATCATATGTATCCACACCGAGATTATAATAATCAGTCCACATCAATCAAGTGCCCCACTCGTTTTTAAATAGCGGCACTTGTAAACGATCACTATAACGAAGTCCATGTTTCATTGCCAACAATGCTACATTACGATTGTTCATAGCATAGACACTTTCAACACCACCCACGGGCATTAGGTATACATGACCTTTGAACCCTGCTCGACGATAAGCAGCAACGGCACATTCAGCGTCAGCAAAGTCTTGTTCTGTAGCAATTACAAATTTCAAATATGCTGTACCAACTTCTTCATACTCGCAAACAACTTCTGGGAGAATGGCTTCCTCCCACTTCTCGCCACTGCACGGAAGTTTAGCACTTACCGAAAATGTAACTTCTCTATTCCAATCATTCCAGTCACTCAGGTATTCTTTGAACTCCGGTGTTAGCTTTTGGGTGCCGTTTGTTTCAAATGTTATTTCTTTTAGTCCTGCCATCTTGGGGTGATTTAGTAAGTCCGGATAAGCACGTTGCCAACCTAGTAAAGGCTCACCACCTGTAATAACCAAGTGCTCGTCCTTCCACTCGCCGTGTGGAATAATCTCTGCAATGCGATCTGCAATTGCTTCACTAGTAAGCACAGGACTTAAATTCTTAAAGCTCGGATGCCAGCTGGCATAGCTGTCACAACCAGTGCTGACTAATGGCAATTCTTCATATCGGTTGTATAAATGTGCAACCTCACTGAGCTCTTCGGCTTCTGCACTCAACTCACCACGTGGCATTCCAAAGCCAGCACACTTGAAGTTGCAACCAAATGTGCGTAAGAACACAGAAGGCACACCCATATAGCGTCCTTCGCCTTGCACTGAATAGAATAATTCTGCTATTTTTAATTTACTCATTGTTGACCTTTAATGGAATACCTCTAAACGTGTATTGCACACTATTATCATGTTGAAATGATTTATCAAAACTATTAAAGTGTTGATTAAATTCTTCTTGTGTCAGTTCAAAATGATCAATGGGTTCTGTGCTTCTTGTAGCAATGGCCTGTCTCATTTCATCTAACAAATCGGGTTTTTTATAATGTATTTTCATCGCCACCAATCCTCCCAAGGAAAAACAATCCACACATCTTCTTCAGCTTTATTTAGATCAACTGCCGAATAACTAATTTTTAATTCACTCTTGCTGGCTTCGTTGTCTACCAATGCCGCAACACGAACATTATTACCCCATACTTCGGCCCAGCGTTCATCATTGGGTAAGCAACCTGATTGCCAATCTTGTTTAATCCAGTTTAGCGTAGCGCCCGAGTCGTTGATATCGTCTACAATAAGAATACGTTTACGACCGTTACCGGAACACATAGCATCATAAACAGGATATCCAAACGCATCCTCGGCCATCCATAAATTGCTTTCCGGTCCGTGTTCACTATCACGCAAACTTACTTTAAGACATTCCATTGGAACTTCTAAGTATTGACTAATAAGTGTTGCTGGAACAAGCCCGCCACGTGTGAGACCCACTACATAATCAGGACGCCACGCATCACGCTGTAGCTGACGTAGAATTTCATGTGTTTGTTTTTCAATATCTTGCCAGGTATAGTATACTTTTTTCATATTACTATTATACAGTCGTTTACTGCTGTTTGTCAACTATCTTGTGAGCCATTCAGGATTGTTGATATACCAATTGACCGTTTGAGTTAATCGTTGTTCATGGGTGTTAGGTGCTTGCCATCCTAGTTCATACAATTTTACAGGATCCACACTGAAACACAAGTCATGTCCGGGGCGATCAACTGGAACCAAACGATACTGTAGTTTGCGGTCCATTATCTGGGCAATTTGTAGGGCAAATTCAAGATTATCGATAAATTTATCTCCAGCACTATTCCATTTTTCACAACGAATGGATTGGGTTTGTAATATAAATCTAGTATGGCTGGCTACATCTCCAGCATAAAACCAACGACGTCCACCAATCCGATCACTGGGCCCTACATGTATGTCCAAGATTTCATTGTTGAGCAATTTGCGTATGATGATTACGGGCAACCGATTGCTTTGACAACGTGGACCAAAGGTGTTGTTGATGTGTATAATGCTTGTAGGGACATCAAACGAGTTGGCATAGGCTAGACACAATTCCTCACCTGCGGCTTTGCCGGCTGCATAGGGACTGTTGCTGTTGTAGGCATCAGTTGTTTGGCTGTCTTGACCAATGGGCACAGGGCCATATACTTCTCCAGAACTGTAGTAGACAAATCTTTCAACACCGGTATGGCGGGCATATTCCAACAAGTTTAGTGTGCCCAACACATTGTCCATGACAGATGCAGTGGGATTACTCAAGCTGTCGGCGGCACTGGGATTGGCGCCTGCGTGTAAGATAATATCAGCTTTGGGAAGATTGGTGCAAGGATTTTTAATATCGTGTTCAATGATTACAACATCATTGACAAATTGATCTAGTCTAACGATGTTGGTAGATC